CTTAACAACACGCTGAAGTACAGCCCAGTACATATTGTGGTGCGGGTTGGATCGTTTCTTTGTGCTGGTCATGTTGAAGACTGTGTTGATCGCAGTGTCTTCTAATTCGTTTGCATCGTGTTCAGTGAGGGGAACCAGCGCCCCCTCTACTCTTAACACTTGTATTTTATAGCGTTTAGTCATTACAGCATACCGCCGTATATACTATCTGCATGATGAATTTGATTTTCTGCGTTGCGCCTTTCTTGTTCTAATGGTTTTATTATTTTACGCATCTTCAATCCACGCCATAAATAATCCATGAGAGAAGCCCACCTTTGTAAAGTAAAGGTCAACTCTATCGCCGTTCCGACATCAGAAAAATAACAGTCATGCACTCTGTATGTGGGTAACTGTTCTTTATGTTTATTACAAAAATGTTGGCCCGTGTTTATGTCTACGTTGTGGCGGCATTGCCATTGCCCATCGATTGCAGCACACTTAACTATGTTTTTACCTTTTTCTACATCTAAACGCGCTTTGTTTAATCGTTGTGCAAGCATCATTAATATCGCGTCATCCATTCCTATGTTGTTGCGCGACATTTTTTCTTCTGCTTTACGATAACAGAAATTGCACAAGTCTTCATGGTGAGGTGGTGGGGCAGGTTTGCCCCAAAGCGTTCCGCAAGCATCACAACGCACTCCACCATGGCCTGTCCAAATGTTGAACAAAGCTCTTTCATTATTTTGTACTTGTACAGGTATGCGCCCCGTTTTAACTAATTCTCTATGATGAGGTTGAGGCATTTTATCTGAAAAATGTTCGTGCATAATGTAATCATCCCTGATCAAAACCAATAACATTTGTTTTTTTGCGTTGATCTGGAATGCCTGTCATACGAACATAATCCATTTCTAATCTGACAGTCGATACAATGCCGTTCACTAGTTTGGCTGTGGCATTAGCGCGTTGGCAATCTATTTCACCGTCACGTAATTTTTCCAGCTCATTGAATAATGTATCGCGCAATCCTTTAGATGATTTTTCAATTTTTGACATAATTTTTCCTTTCTGATGTCTCTATATCGCTCCTTGTGTGGGGGGCTTTTACAGACCCGATGTGTTGGAAGCACATTCCCCCTATGCGGGTTCGATGCAGGTCAATGCAAGGAGATGTCCGATGAACAAACATTGACCCCTCTGTTCTTAAAACGGTATTTCGTCATCCATAGCTGCTGGTACGCGATCCGCTTGTGTTTCTGTTGACGAATGATCGTTATATTGCACCTGTTCCCGTGGCTTGGCATCACCCGCAAACTCTACTTGGTTAGCGCGGATATTGTAGTAAGTGCGTGGGCCAATATCGGTTTCTTTATCCACGATATCGAAGCTGCCAGATACTACCACCTTTTTACCTTTGGTTAGATACTGCGCCAATTTTGTGTTATAATAGTTCACTTGGAACCAGTCTGTGCCTGCATCGCGGCTATAGCCTTTGTTAACCGCGACAGAAAAGGTTGCAAACTCCCCGCCCTTGTTCTCACGAACTTCACAGTCTCTACCGATAGTCCCGACAATTGTGATAACTTTCATAATCCTAACTCCACTTTCTTTTCTGCGTATAGCTCACGCAAGTTTTCTATTAATACTGTTGGGAATGTTTCATCCTCAGTGGCTTTCTTTGCGAATGCTTTTAAGCTGTCGCGCCATTCCGTTAAAAATTCATTCGCTCTATGCTCCCATTGATCACGATTTTCATTTACGCCACGCACACGAAACTTACCGATGCGGCGTTTCCATTCAAAGTAATCCTTACCTAGCTGCCCAGTGATTTGCGCTTCGAACTGTGCAAAATTAAATTCTTCAGCTTCATCTTGGCTGTACACATCACCATGCAAGCCCACTAACTTCAGGATCACGCGATCCTTGGCCCGTTTTTCAGCCATAGCGAAGGGATAACTGTTTTTATTGTTGTAGGGTGCAGCCTCACCGATTGACCACTCTGTGGCCCCTTCCATGTGGCCTGTGACGCAGATGACAGCTTCTTTAGCCGCTACATCACACGCAATGATTTTAGGCTGATCAAAAACAATCTTATAATGCGCAGCAACTTTTTCTAACGCCTTATGAAGAACAACAGGTGTACCATGACAATCCCAAGTTGCCTGACGTTCCGTTAAACCAACTTCCTTTATGATCGCTTGTAATTTTTCTGGTATTTTAGCCATCTGCTTTATCCTCTACTAGTCCAGCCCATTTGCCGTGTTTCTCAAATTCATCAAACGCATCGAAAACAGCGCGTTCAATCATATCCATTGCATCTATCGGAAATTGTAGGCTTTGTGATGCGCCTACACTGACCGCCATCTGTGTGTGTGCTGCAATCATTCTAGCAACAAACAGATTAACTATCGCTGGTGTTATTTTTTCTGACATTTTTACCTCATACTACAAATTGTCTCTTGTACATAATCGATAAGTAGCCTAGATACAACCCTATAAGTTATCGAACGGAGAAAAAAATGAACGCACATATGATGTACAACCTAGAGTATGTACGCAAAGCAATTCAGGATCGACAGCCCGCAAGGGTATGTGAAGCTACAGGTATTTCGCGCCACACATTCTATCGTGTTCGTGACAATGTCGGCAATGTTAGCTATGATACTGTGAAAGCATTATCTGATTATTTGATGGATGCTGAATGAGAAGACCCCCAGCCGAAACTGAGGGTCAAGAGCGATATAAAAATGAGAAACAGTGAGGAGTATTCTCATGTCCCACTATATGACAGCTTTAGCTATGAAGCAACAAGGTTTGAAACCAGCGACAAAGATAGTGTTGTATTGGTTAGCAGACTGCCACAATCAGGAAACAGGTAAATGCTTCCCCAGCATTAGTCACCTTGCAAGCGTCTGCGAAATGTCACGCAGATCAGTTGAGGGCCACCTGACTGTCTTAGAACAACTAGGATTGATCAAACGCTTTAATCAATTCCGTGACCGTGGGGGCAAAACGTCTAATAGTTACGTCTTAGAACTTATGGGAACTACTGAGCATAATAGTTCGACGGACACCGATACGCAAAATCTGCGCATGGTATGCGAAAAATCTGCGCATGGGGATACGCAAAATCTGCGCATGAATAACCTAGGAAGAAATAACCTTGGAAGTAATAACAATAATTCATCATCTGACGATGAAGTAGATTATTACTTTGATCAGTTATGGTCTTTGTATCCTAGAAAGGTTGGCAAGGGTCAGGCACGTAAGGCATTCAAGGCAGCTTCTAAGAAGAAAGATTTTTATGATCTACTTCCCAAGCTGATGGATTATGTGCAAACATTAGAAGGTAAAGATAAACAATTTATCCCGCACTTAGCCACATGGCTGAACGGTGAGCGCTGGGAAGATGAGGTAGAAGCATGACATACGACGAAAGAGTAAGAGTTATTCTAAGCGAACTAATTAAGATGATGCAGGGGTATGCAACACCCAAGCACCTAGACACGCGACAGAAAGAAGAAGATGAAGCGCGGAATATTGTTCGTATGCTAAATCAGAAGTTTCCCAAGGACACGACAGAGGATCACATTCGTGGCACGATGGATCGGGCAATGCTAAAGCTGAAGGAAGCGCACAAGTCCCGTACATGGCCCACAGCGGCAGATATCAGTGCAGCGGTATCCAAGTCTATGTCTACAGCTAAATCGTCTTTGCCCAAGGGTAACGGTATGTGGAAGCCAGACAGCTTAGAGATCAATGCAAAGCGGATCAAGGCAGGTGAGCCTGTAGGTCAGATGTACATTCAAGGCAAACTGGCAGAGCGCATGGTGCGGGATGGTCTAGTCACTGAAGAAGAACTTGCTCCATACTTGGTATACATTGACGCACACAGACCCTTGACCCATAGAGAATAACAGTAGAATATGGTATTGTCATGACAGGGCGACATGAAACCCTCCCTGTTATGTCTGCCTCATATAACTGGCCCTCTGATTGCTTCCTTTCTCTATGTGCATCAGGGGGTCTTTTTTTTTAGTATCTCATACGCTATTATCTACAACATATAGACGCACCCACAATGGACGGTACTATGGGAACAGATGTAGAACAATCTTCTAAAGTAGAGGGTTCAGGCCGAAAGAAAGGCACACCCAATAAGACTACAAAGCTGATGAAAGAAAGCATTTTACTTGCCGCAGAGAGATCAGGGCAGGCTATGGTAGAAAAGCTCTATGGCAAAAGCGAAGAAGAAGCCGATCAGCGTTTCGTAGAGCAAGCTAGAAAAGATGGCATGACCGCATACCTGCAAATAATGGCAGAGGCACAGCCAACAGCATTCATGGCCCTCATGGGCAAAGTATTACCGCTACAGGTCAAAGCAGAAGTAGAGGGCGAAGTAGGTCATGTGGTGAGGGTTGAATGGCAACCCCCGCATTAGTTGAGGTCAGACAGACCGCATACAGCCCGCGCAAGATAGCTTTAGACTTTCACAATAGGAAAGAGCGCTTTGCGATTATCGTGGCTCACAGACGCTTTGGTAAGACCGTAGCTGTAATCAACGATCTGATTAAATACTGCTACGAATGCCCCCTAGACAACGTGCGCGTGGGCTACATTGCCCCGTACCTTTCCCAAGCAAAAGCTGTAGCGTGGGATTACGTGTTACAGTTTACGGCAGATATTCCAAACGTGAAGGTTAATCACAGCGAATTGCGTGTGGACTTTGACAATGGTGCGCGGTTCCGTCTGTTTGGCGGGGATAACTTTAACGCGATGCGCGGCTTGTACTTCGATTATGTCTGCATCGATGAGTTTGCTGACTTCCCTGCATCGGCCTATCCAAACGTCATCAGACCAGCCACTGTGGATCGCAAGGGTAAGATCACACTGATCGGTACGCCCAAGGGCAAAAATGAGTTTTGGGAAATGTGGGACGCAGCAAAGCGTGACCCCGATTGGTTTACTGCGATGTACAAGGCATCGGACACAAACTTGTTAGACGAAGACGAACTGGCAGATGCCCGCGCAATGATGGGCGAAAATCGCTACCTTCAGGAATTTGAGTGCAGCTTTGAAGCAGCCATTGAAGGGGCATATTACGGGAATGAAATGAAAGCGGCTACGGATGATGGTCGCATAACTATGGTTCCATACGATCCAGCGCTTGGCGTTGTAACATCTTGGGACTTGGGAATTGGAGA